CTCGTCGAACTTCGCCCGCGCCTCGGCGAGCGACTTCTCTTTCCCCGACTCCTTCGACTCACCCGCTAGACCCTGCGCATAGGGCAGGACGACTTCTGTTTCCGACATGCCCGGAAACTATGGCCGTCTAGACCTCGATGTAAAGGATTACAAGATACCGATAGGATCTCAGTCTAGTAGCGGTCGTATCGTGTCGAGCAGCCGGACACGTCTTCGTGACGCTTGCCAAGGTCTTCTGCCTCCCGCCGATTCGAGAAGTAGACCCGGCCCTTCATGGGGCCGTGCTCGACGTGCTTCACCTTGCCCGACCCGTCGTCCCACCCGGGAGGGAACTGGAGGCTCACGCCCCCGTTGTATCCCTGGCGTCGGATGACGTTGAAGAGGCCTTTTCGGCCCTTGCCTCGGTTCTGAGCCATACCTAGTAGCTCCTGCCACGGCTATGGCGAGCCTGCATGGCGGTACGGTCGGCGGTCCGCTTCTTGTGGCCGGCCCGCCACTTCCCGAACCCGACCTTCCAGTCGGCAACCTGCTTGGGGTCCATGTGGTCGAAGCTCATCATGCCCGCGAGGTTCGGGCGCGATTGACTGCGCATCTGGGTGCGCCCGATCTTGGAGGCCCCGGCCATCTTCGCCGCGTCTTGCTTGCGACGGGCCACGGCTAGTACCCCCCGTTTTGCCCGGTACGGCTCTTCTCTCCGAAGTGGCTGCGTGCCGGGCGGGCCGAGAAGTTTGCCTTCGAGGTCTGAAGCTGCTGGCCGTTCTCGCCCTTCTCGAACTTCCCGGGCTTCGTGGTGCGCCCGCCGTCGAAGTTCGACTGGGCGTGGTTGACGGTCGCCTCCTGCGAGGCGACGGGGATATTCTGTTTCGGACCAAAGTTCATCTGGGTGGGCATCGGATCACCTCGTGCTTGCTGTGGCCCCGGCCTCCCGGGGACCCTTGCGGGGTTGGGGACGCGCGGCGGACTTCGCTCGCGCCTTGTTCTGCTGCGGCCTCGCATTCCCGGAGAACCCTCCGGGCTTCTCTGCTGCCTTCTGGGAGGGGCCAACGTCGATGCCGAGGCGGGGCTGCGGAGGACGCGCCGTGGGCGTCATGGGCTGCCCACCGGGCACACCGGGCATCCCCATCGACATCTGCATCTGGATCATGCCGAAGGCCATCGCCTTCTGCACGTCCACCGCACGGGCGAGCGAGGGATCGCCGAGCTGCGCGGCCTTGCGGGAGTACATGAGCCCCCAGTCCACCCAGGGGAGAGTCGGCATCATCGGAGCCGTGGCGAGGAGGAACTGCTCCCACTGCATCTCCCGCTCCATTTCGAGCTGCTCGCTCGTGTAGCGCATGGAGATCGGCTGGATCTCGATGTCGAGGTCTTCGAGGAGGTTCCCGTGCCCCGGGCCGCCTTCGAGCACCGGGTACTCGATCGGGAGCCCGGTCGTCGGATCGACGAAAAGGCCCTCGCCGCCCATGAGGGGCGTGCGCGACCGGGGGTCGTTGGCGAGATACCAGGCCTCTTTCATGGCGATCGGCTTCACGACGGACTGCACGAACTTCTCCGTCATGTAGCCCATGCGCTGCCCGCTCGACATGTTGGCGATCGAGGCCTCCGTCGCCGTGGACCCCGAGGTCATGCCGAGCTTCGCGTCGGTGATCCCCGAGGCTCGCTCCAGGACGAAGCGCAGGGTTTCGAGCATCGTCAAGTGCTGCGGCTGGAGGCCGCCGACCTCGATCGCCTTGAGGTTCTCCTCGATCTTTTCGAGGCCGTCCACGGTGAAGACCCCGAGGTCCATGAACTCGGCGATCTTCTCTTCGAGACCCTGTGCGGAGCTGTTCACCGCCATCCCGCGCTTGTAGCGACGGATCGCCTGGATCGAGGCGGACATGACGGCGTTGAACTCCTCCGCCGTCGCCGCCGTCGCACCGATCGGAGAAAGGGGCACAACCTCGTCGGGGATGTAGAGATACCCCGAGAACGTGTACGGCCCGGCGCGCGGCCCCCAGAAGGGGCGCGGGCGGCGGACGAACATGTCGCCCTCTTCCGAGACCGTGTAGATCGTCCCCTCGAAGCCTTCCTTCGGATCCGGGGCGAACTCCTCGCCGTTGGCGTCGATCGCCTCGCCGAGCGTGACCTCCGGCACCCAGAAATCCCAGAACTCGACTTCGTTGCGCTTCAGCGCGCTGCGCTGGAAGTCGCGCTTGTCCCTGCGCGCCTGATCCTCGGCCATCTTCTCGATCGCCTCGGTGTCCCACCCGCGATCGGGGAACTCTTCTGCCTCTTCGAGCAGAGAATCCTTGTCGCGGATGACGCGATGGAACTGGTAGCGACACTCGGCGTGCTGCGAAGCGAGCACGTCCCAACCGTAATCGTGGAGAGAGAGTCGCTTCGTCGTCGGACGGTAGGGCGGGTCCTCGCGCTCCTGCATCCCCTTGACCGGCGTAGGAGTCGTGAAGCCGACGCAGTATTTGAACGCGAAGTCCGTGGCGAGCTGCTCGATCGTGCGCTTGATGTCCGTGAGCGCGAAGTTGCGATTGACCGCAAGCTCGACGGCCTTGGCGAACGCAGCGGCTTCTCCCTGGCGCGGACTCTTGCCCTTCACCGTCGGGTTCCCCGATGCGAGGATGGGCAAGAAGACCGAGATCCAGGCGTAGGAGTGGTTCTCGAAGTCCACGGCGGTCGGGGCCCCGGGTCCGCCCTTCCATGCCGGGCCGTAGAAACGGCGCAGCATCTCGCGGTAGGCCTCGTTCACATACTCCGAGACAACCTCACGAGACCGCTTCAGCTCGTGCGAGAGTCCGCCCGCAGAGAGGTCCAGAGCCATCCTAGGCAGGAAGCCTAGGCCACCGAAACCGCCTCCGCTAGGACTACAGAATCATCCGAGGCGGCGTCCGGTCTTCTCGAAGTAGATGCGCCTGTACTTCTTCCATCGCCTCTCCCGTACTCCTGGGATCTTATCTGTCCAGAAGTGCCAGGCCATTCTCCATCGCCCACAACCGCCGAGGTTGATGTAGGTCGGGATGCTCCACGGAAAGAGCCAGCACTCCAGGCGTCGCAGTAGGTTCATGGCTGCATCGAGTGCGGAGGATTCGGCGAGGGCTCGGCCCAGGCATCTCCTCCCCTCTCGCGTTCACGGTCCAGCAGCCAAATGATGATCTCGGCGACCTTGGCGACCTCTTCGTAGTTGTCCGTCTCGACATCGACGAACATCCGGTGGCCACGGAAACGGATGCCGTCTAGCTCAAAGATGGCCATCATACCGCCTCTTGCAGAAGCGGCTCCGGAGTGACCTCCTCGACCTCGACTCCGAGATCCTTCCGCCCACGCTTGATCTCGGCGTCCATCGCCCGGCGCTCGTGCGCCCATCGGTCGATGTCGATGAGCTTCTTGTCGTTCGCGTAGCACTCGTCCTCGGTCATCCCGGCGATCCAGGACCCCTTCATGTCCGCGCAGAGGATCCGCACCTTCTTCGGCTTGTACGACCAGATCCCCTTGAGGGCGCACATCGTCGAGAAGGCGTGCCGGTACTTACCGGGGTTTTCGAAGTCCCGGATGCTCCCCGTGGGCATGAACCGGAGTCCAGCTTGGGCGGGCAATTCCTTGTCCCAGAGGTAGGCGATCGGGGGTCCGGGGATCACCACGTCCTCGGTCATGCCCTGGGGGCGGACCTTTTGGTCCACGGGGCGCAACGTGACCCACAGGAGCATCCCGGGCCTCCAGAATTCGACGAGGTTGCAGATCTTCCAGCACCCGTCCGGGCCGTCCGCGAAGGCTGCGAAGTCCACGGGCAGGCCCCGGCCGACGATGTCGATCGCGCGGTTCACGGTCACAACGGGGCCGTCTAGGAGGTGCTCTGGACGCAGGAACTCCCGCGACGGGCCTGCGGACACCAAGTTCCAGTTCTCTGCCATCACCTTGTTCAAAGCGCGCACTCCTCGTCCATGTCGGACTCCGGGAACGGGTCGTAGTCGTCGTTCATCGTGCCACGGATACTTCTGTATCCGACTCTGGGATATATTTCCACCAACGCCCATTCACAAGCTCGACCATCTGGAACGGCCAAACACTTTCTCCTAGTTCGAATGTCGTGCAGTGAGTCTTGCCGTCCGGAGTCTGCACCGCGACTACCCATCCCGCCGGGACCGGAGTCGCGTGGCTCTGAATCACCTTCCCAATGAAGCGCCGGTCTTTCATCGTGCCTCGTAGTCGTCCAGGGCAATGCGCAAGAAGGCCTCTTGGGTAGCGTACAGCGGATCTCCCTGGAGGTTGACAGTCTCCTGTGGGTTGAGGAGGAGATCGTAGAGTTCCTCGGATGTCCCGCCCGCATTTGTGAAGCGGCGGAACTTGAAGCGCGGGCCCCGCGCGCAGCGGTCATACTCGCCCGTCGTGCGCAGGTTGCCGCAGATGATGTTCTCGTGCAGTACGGGCACGAAGAGGCTGATCCCGTCCGTGCTCTGCGCCGGCTCTCCGAACCAGTCCGAGACGGTCGAGTAGAGATCGGCAAGATGCACGAGGCGCGTGCTCGTCGTCCCCCGGAGACTGCCGAGCAGCTCCGTGCTGGCGATGAGCGGGACGCGGGTGCCCCGCTCGAAGGTTGTGAACTTCGCTTTCGCGGGGTTCGGCGCAAGGGGCTCGGGGGTCCCGTTGTCGGCAGTGACGATGATCGCGTCTACCGCGAGGTCCAGCTCGGCTACGATCGCGCCGATGATGAGGTCGGCTGCCGCGATCATGGCCTCGTACTCGTCCCGGTTCGTGAACGTCGCGGGGTAAGCCGGAAGGAGCATGTTCGCCGGGGGGCGGTGGAACGGGCCGTGCGCGAGGTTCAGGGACACGAGGAAGAAGAAGGGCTCCCCGTAGGTCTTCGCTGCCTTGATGTCCGCGATGACCTGATCGCGCTGGTTGCGCGGGTTGTAGGAGGTGACGAGGGCGCTCGCCCCGTCGTCCACCCGAAGCCAGGCCGTGTAGTTCGTGCTGCCGCAAAAACCCCCGAGGTTGACGGGCGTTCCTGCGCGCCATGTGTCGAAGCCCTGGACCTGGGGGGCGAGTTCCCACGGCGGGTAGGTGGGGCTGGAGCCGAGATGCCACTTCCCGACGAAGTAGGAGCCTACCGTGGGGATGCTCTCGGGGAGAGAAACGAGGGAGAGAGGCGGTTCGAGTCCGGTGGGTGGGTTGCACCCGATGTCCGCCTGCTCCGTGTAGTATTCCCCGAACAAGAGAGACCGCCTTGAAGGGGAGCAGGACGGGTTAGCGTGTGCGTTTCGGTACTCGATGCCGCACGACTTCAGGTAGTCGATGTTTTGAGAGAAGTCTGCGGCGGACACGGCGTCGAGATCGGCCTGTCCTACGTCGTCGAGCACGACGAGGACGAGGGAGCCCTGGAGGAGGAGCGTCGCTAGGAGGCCCAATGTGTTCCTTCGTGCGTCTCTGCCGGGAGTTCGAGCTGCGTCTTACTCTGTGAGCGCGGAGGGATCTCACACTTCCACTTGATCGCCTCGTCTAGCGTGTCCACGATGCCTACGACGTACTGCGTATCGTGTACATAGTCTTCGCGCTTCGCCCATCTTGCAATTTGCCCAAGATGGCTCCATTGAAAGAGAACCCACCTCGATTTCTCCTTCACTTCCACGGCATGACTCCTATTTCCTGCTCAAGGCTCGCACGCGCCTCGCGGAGTTTGGTCGAGCTGGGATCTTGTGCCAAACGAACAAGCACGTCTCGCAGCTCTCGTAGGAGCCAGCGTCGGCGGGCAGGAACTCGCGGCTTATTCAGTTCCGACGAGATCCATTCCGACTCTGTCACATCCACGGCGTCCTCCGTGTCTTCTCCTTGCGCTTCTTCTTCGAGGCGTCCTGGTTCATCTCGAACATGAGGCGCTCGGCGGGATCCATGCGTCTCCAGTCCTGCGACGCCTCGACGGGCATCCTGCCGAAGCCCCGGGCGAAGTTGAGCGTCTCGTCCATCATGGCGCACATGATAGCGTGCTGGTCGCACTTGGGGTCGGGCCTGCTCGTGGGGTTGCCGTTGTCGTCGGTCTGGTACACCCAGGACTCGATCTCCTGCTCGAAGGACGTGGGGCGACCCGTGCGGCGCAGTTCCTCGTCCACCCCCTCGGGGAAGGCGTCCTTGAGGAAGAAGCTCCGGACGTGCTTCGTCGCGCCGCCGAGTCCCTCGCGCATGAGGTCGATGCCGGCGGTGTGGTGCTTTGCGCGGCGGTGCCCGCCTCCGATCGGGGGGCACTTGACGGCGATCTTCGGGGCGTTGCGGTAGTTCTTCTTCGAGAGCCGGATGTTGAAGTAGGAGATGTTCTCCGGATCGGAGGGGTCGCACGAGAACCACTGCACGCCGTACGTGGACCACCAATGCTCGGCTAGGTCGGCCCACTCTTCTCGCTGCCAGCGGAGTTTGACGACCTCTGATACACGGTACCTACGTACCCCCGGATGCCATCGAGGGGAGTCATACGCCCACAGTTGCATAGCACCTGGGTCTGGGTGCCAACCCCAATCGACTCCGGCTGTAAAGTAAGCCACACGGATCGGATTTGGGACTGAAGGTGTGTGCAGGAACCATCCGAGGTGCTGGTCTTGTTCGAGTTCGCCTTGGATGGAGTGGACGCGCGGGTCCCAGTTTTCGAGGATCTGCCCTTCCGCCGCGACCCACTTGTGCTTGAGGAACCTTTCTCGACGGACTCCCGTGAGCGTCGATTCGAGAGTCTTGATGTACTCCGCTCCTTCTTTCGTCCACGCACCATTCGGATATACTCCTTCGTAGAACAGTGGATTGTCGTAGTGTCTGAACGGGAAGCGTTGCCGATCGTCGGAGATGTGCTCGGGTGAGAATCGTGTGTTCGCCCAGTGGCTCGGGGCGGACGGGTTCACGTCGAGGACGATCTGGTGGTAGGGCGTCTTGAAGGACGAGAGGCGTGTAGTGAGCGTCTCGATGTCCCCCTGAGAACACTCCTCGGCCTGGCAGACGTAGATCCGGTCCCACTTCGAGGAAAGGATCGGGGAAGCCGTGTCGTGCATCCCCTCCAGGCCCGTGTAGAAGACCTCGGATCCGTTGTTCCAGCGGTAGGCGTCCTGGTGCTCCAGGGAA